CACGCCACCGCCGCCGTTCGTGGCGAAAATGATTTTCCCAATATCTGCGGCAGAGAAATATCCCACATTACTGTTTGCAACTTCGCCATTTGACGTCGCCGAAGCATTCGCATGAACGAGAGCGAAAGTGATCGTGCTAGCTGTCACTGTCGATAACGTGAACGTACCATTGAAATATGTGTCGCCACCAAGAAAACCGGCAATGATTACGCTGTTACCTGCCGCCCACGGCACAGCTCCAACAGTCAGCGGATTCCCATAAAAACTCAGGGTTGCGACGTTCCCAGCCACAGAGGCCGTTATAGTAGTCAGCGTGCTCACGCAAGAAATGTTTGTGCTCGAACCGGCAGTCGTGAGAAATGTTCCGAAGCAGAACTTTCCATCGGCCTTCACGCCATATGCTTTCGAATCAATGACTAGCGAAAAGTCTGGCTGCCAGAAGCCTGCTACACACTTGTAGATTTGCACTGGCGTAACGTTTAGGATTTGCGTGGAACCGTTTGGAGTGCAAGCGCCGGATGGAGCCACGGAGACGTTGGTGATGCCACCACCACCTGCTACCCAAACTGAACATACCGCACCAGTTGCCGTGGTGCATACTCGAATTGCGCTTGAGGTTAGGTTATAGTAAGATTGACCTACTGTCGCTGCGACCTCAGCATCAGCATAGGCAACAGCCCCTGGAGCCGCGGTAATACGAATAGCGGCTGGGGCAAAGTTCAACGTTTGACTGCCGCCTGTTACAGTTACAGTCTGCGATTGAGTGTTAAGCGACGTTGTCCCTGAATTTGCGGTAAACGTCCATTTGGAGCCCGCTGGGACGATCGCTGTACTGGACGGAATAGCTTGAGTGTAGTTACCACCAGCTGTAATTGAAATCGTGATAGACGCTCCAGGGTTGAACGCCCCTCCTGACCATGTGTATTGACCGAGGGTAGTTCCTTGAGCGGGGACGAACGACGCTACTACGGTACCAGCCGTCCACTGTTGCCCGTCGAGGTCGATTACGGTACCACTAACGGTTGTGGATTGACCAAAAGCTATTGTTGGCACCAGCCAGAACAATAACGTGAGAAGTAATTTTCTCATACCACCTCACTCAAAGAAAACGGTAATGATACCGGTACTAGCTGCTCCGGTGTTGGTTGTAACGATCAACCCATCGACGTATCCAACATTCGCCGTACGCTTTTCCTCTACATCGGTTGCGGTGTCTACGTTGAACTGGACGAGGAAGTTACCGGCACCATCGGTGATTTTAGGAAATACGGTGGGACCAGCGGTATATCCACTCCATTCGATATGACGAATCTTTGCTGAACCCTTGAATACGGTAACGGGGAGGGCATCGACTGCTAGGTTTACCGAGATTGGGTTTTTCGCTAACTGTGCCATGTCAGCCTCCGATCAACTTACCAAGAGCTTCACGATCCGCGTTATCTGAATGCGCGATGAGATGCCGGATAATTCCGTTGATTTTACTCTCCATACGATCGAGTCGCTCAGCGAAAAACTTGTACAAAATTCCGGTTAATACAACCGACAAACTAGCGAGGACTGATACAACAACTTGCCAGGTAATACCGTCTGGAGCCTGCATCAGTCCCCCTAGGGTTAGACTAGAACCAAAACTTCGTATTCCAACGTGATCGTCAACGTACCGTTCCCCAACGTCAGCGCTGCAGCCGTACCTGTTACCTTTGCTTCAAGACCCAGGTTCGCTCCTGCAGTTCGGGCGATATTTTGCGTCGCCTGCGGACTGTTACTCGAGAACGCGTTGACTGCAGCGGTCAACAAACCGCTAGCAGGGATTTGGATGAGTGACGCTGCTTGTCCGGTGTATTCCAACCGAACTACGTTATCAGCGTTACCGAGGGTGTACGCCGTACCACCGAATACGTAATCAGCGAAGAGACGTACGGGGTTGATGACCATCGACGTTCCGAAACCTTTTGGCGGCAATCCGGGAGCGTTTAACACCTGGATAGGTGTTACGTTCAACGCGAGTAATTGGGCGCTGGTGAGGGTTATGGCCACTGACCCCCTCATCACTCCGCCAATTACTATTCCACCTGGGAATGCTGTTGGTGACGGATCGAAAAAGTCAACGAATGAGTCGTAACCGAAGGTTCCAAGAGTCTGCCAGTTCGGCGGAAAGTTAGAACCCTTGACGAGAAGTGACGTTGGGAGTGTAGGCATCGCCTAAGCTCCGTTCGAGGCACAAACTCCGTGCCAGTAGGTTACTCCCGCGCTAAACCGGAAGAAGACGCTGAACGACGCGCCTTTGGTCATGAAGTCGTCTTGGGAGTCGAATTGGGGTTGGGTCCGCCAGTAACCCTTCAACGTGTGACCTCGCTTAGCAGCAGTCATAAACCATTGAGTTGGGTTGGTCAGGTAGTGGTTGACGTATGGAGTGAACCGTCCCTGCATTACGTTGATTTCGTTCGTGCCTGTGTAGGGTTTGTAAGCCGAGTGCAGGATTTCCCCGGCTTTGAATTGAATGTCGGGGGGCATCCAAACCTGTTCAGGCATTGTGCGCTTGAGCAGGCCACGTTCGTTAACCATCTTTTCGAATAAGAGGGTTAACTCCTGCAGCCCTGTTACGCTGAAGGCAACGTCGGTTGCGGAACGGTTAGAGTAAATGCCACCGCCGAGGAGTGGGTGAGCTGTGTTGAATAGTGTAACACCGTCGATTGTCTTAGTTGTGCCAGCCGTAAACGCGTTGATAAGAATTCCGGCAAACGCGGCTTCCACGGTTTGACGAATGGAACCAGCGAAGTCCTGGCTGACCCTCCGCATAATTCCGTATTTGTCATCATCCCACATTTCACGGGTAACTTGAAACCCGAGGCCGTAGGAAACGTGGGTATAGCGCAAGGAACCACCCTGGATTGGTTCATCAAGGCTGATCGGCGTGCCTTCCGGTTTGGTAGGTACAGCGCCGAGACCAGCGATTAACTGATCTTCCTCGTACGCTTGTTCGGAGGGGTAAACGTTGAAGAGCTGGGAGTATTCTTCCGGGTGCATCTCCAAGTCTTCGTAAATGACGGAGAACAATCCTGGTGCGAGAAGTTGGCTGAAAGCGCCTCGTGTACTTGGCATCAGGTCTCCTTATGTGTTCAACTGCTGGGCAGCTTTCGTGACGATGAACGCCACGCGCCCGTTGAGAGTGCCAACCGGGTCGATGAGGAACAAGATTTCGACACAGGCTCCTGCGGCGGTAGTTGTGATGTCGTTGGCAACGTACCAGAAGTTGTTGCCAGCGTCTTTGATCAAGCCTCGGATAGTACCAACTTGGGCTTGAGCGAGAACGGCGTTGGCAGCGGTTGTGCCATCACCGTAGATACCGATAAAGGTACTGTTAGGGTCAGCGACGTTAAGTCCGCATGTCCCGTCACTGATTGGGGCACCGATTGGGAAGACAGCCGCAGATGGTTGATTAGGAACTGCGGCGCCGGTAGATAGAGTTGCCCCTACTCCAGACGTGGCGAGGTTGTGACCAGCTTCCTGGGAAAATCCAGCGATTATCGCGGTGGCAACAGACACTAATGCGGGGCAAGCGATAAGAAATCCGGTTGCGCCAGCAACGTCGATTTGCACGGGAGTTCCCTGGAGGAAGGTCTGACCATTCTTTTCAAGTTTCCGATCGCCTTGGGCAACGCCGTCGGCGGACAGACGAACTTGATAAGGAATGATCGGTCGTGCTACTCCAGAACTTGCTGCCAAGTAATTCTCCTTTCGTTACTTTTTGACTTCAAACGTTGGTACCCCTTGCTGCGCGGCGTCCTGTACGAAGGTTGCTTTTGTGTTCTTCATCATAGACTCATGTTGGTCGATATACTCCTGTTGGATAGCCTCGTAGAGATCGGAATCGATCTCGACCAGGATGACGTCGCCGACAACGTACGTGCCGTCTTCTTTCATCCCGTTAGCTTGCCAGACAGGTTGTTTAGGGTCGTCGTGAACAACTTGGAATCCAAGCCAGAGTAACCGGCCCATTTCCCGAGTGTCGCTCACAGGCGCCCAGTAACCAACCTTACCTGCAGGAGGGGTTACCTCGATTTGACTGCGTCCCATGCGTGCGCGGAGGGCGGCGAAACGCTGTCGCTTTTCCTCCACGGTTAGTGGTTTTGCTGGTGGTGCGGAAACTGGTTTAATCGGTGTCGTGCTCATTTGGACCCCCTATTATCCACGGTTAGAGGGAGAAGCCCTTCACCGTCGAGCATCTTTTGGCTTTTACGGTATGAGTCATGGGAGACTCCAAGGCGATCGGCGACGATACCAGCAGATTTAGGGGTGCTACCTGCGCTGACACCAGGGACGATAACCTTGTAAAGGTCGGCGTCGAGAGGGGGAGGGGTACCTCCAGCGTTAACCCGTTCGCTTGTGATAAGGGGAGCTGCGCGATCTTCGGCGGCCAAGCGTTCGTGTTCCATACCTCGAGCCTGGATGAACACCGTTTCCCACATGTTAGGGTCGGTATGTTGCCAATCGGGGATTCGGGCCATGATTTCGTTAACTTTGGCTTCGACCCGGTGAAAGTCTTTGAATTTCTC